AGGCGCGCCACTCGAGGTGCGCGCATATGACTACTACGCTGCCGCTGCCAAGGTTGCGGCACGACCAATCGCAGATAGCCATGCATCCGGCGCAGACTAAGGTCGTATGCACTGGCCGGCGCTGGGGCAAGACCATCATGGCCGGCAGCCTCGCGTTGTCGTGTGCCGCGCATGGCGGGGCAGTGGCTTGGGTCTCGCCGACTTACAGGAATTCCCGCCCGCTATGGCGCATGGCTGAACAGATGATCGCGCCGATAGTTGATCGGCTGATTGTGAGGCGCGCTGAGCGAACGATGCAGTTTCCGTCCGGCGGATTGCTGTCGGTCTACTCTGCCGACTCGCCCGACTCTGTTCGCGGCGAAGCATTCGACTTGGTCATCGTGGATGAGGCAGCGATGGTCGATGAGCGAGTGTGGTACGACGTGTTGATGCCGACACTTGCAGACCGGCGCGGACGCGCGATGTTGATCAGTACGCCAAGGGGACGCAATTGGTTTTGGCGCGAGTTTGAGCGCGCGAAACAGGAAGCCGCTTCTTGGCGCGCACCAAGCACCGACAACCCGATGCCGGCCATTCGCGAGGCAGCAGCCAAGGCAAGAGAGCTGGTCAGTGATCGCACATATCGCCAAGAGTGGCTCGCGGAGTTCGTTGATGAGGCCGGCGGCGTGTTCACCGGCGTTCGTGTTTGCGCGAGGAACATTGAGCCCAAGGGGCCGTGCGCGCTCGGCGTGGACATTGGCCGCGACGAGGACTATACCGCTGTCGCGGTATTCGACATTGGCGAGAACGCCGTTCTCAGGGTTGATCGCTGGCGCCACGTGGATTACACGCGCACTGTCGAGCGCATCGCCAGGATCGCATCTGATGTGCAAGCGTGCGAAGTTGTCGTTGAAGCAAACGCAGCAGGCGCTGCAATCATTGATTACCTCGTGCAGCGAGGCGTGCCGGTTACTCCGGCGACGACGACGGCAAGCACGAAGCGCCACATCATCGAGCGCCTACAATGGGCTATCGAGCGCGGCGAGGTCGCACTGCCCAACGATGACTATGTGCTTACCGAGCTTGAGCAATATAGCCAGAGGCGCCGCAAAGACGGCACGTATGAGTATAGCGCCCCGCCGGGGATGCATGACGATTGTGTGATGGCGATTGCATGGGTGTTCTCTCGTGCTTCCAGACGCGGAGTGATTGCAGACGCGATATGGTGATCAAGACAGCATACGGAGCGATAAAGGCGGTGGAGGTCCCCGGCTATGTGAGCCGGGGGACAGCGACCTTGCACGCCTACGTTGCGCGATGCATCTTGCTGCGCGCCAATGCCGTCGCCTCGTTGACCTTCATGGCAGGCGATGAGGTTGCGCCTTACCCAACAAGTTTCTACTACTTGTGCGAAGCTTCTCTGTGCACCCACGGTGCATTTTGGATCGAGAAGCGAACGAAGCGGGTGCTGAACCCAGCCGCGATGACCGTCGAGGCTTCGCCGGACACGGGGATCACCGCTCATACCTGGCGCGTAAATCAATTCGTGCGGCGCTACCCGCCCGAAGAAATCATTTACGGCCACTCCTGGTCTCCGAATAGCGATGTCGGGCCGGGCCTTGCGCCGCTTAAGGTGGCCGAAGTATCCGCTGCGACCGCTGCCGCTGCGGAACGATTCACGCAAGCGTTTTTTGATCAGGGCGCGCTACCTCCGCTGATTATCACGCCGGACGAGGGCTCCATCACAGACGCGGACAGCGAAGCGATACGAAACACGTGGCAAAGACTTGTGGCTGGCGTCCGCAATGCATGGCGTGCTTTGGTTTTGCGCCGGAAGATGCAGGTGACGGCAATCGACATGCCAGCACTCGATAAACTAGCGATGGATGATGTGGACAACATCACATTGCGTCGCATCGGCGCAGCGTTCGGTGTGCCGGTTACAATGCTCACCGACGCAGCGAACTATGCGACCGCAGAAGAGCATCGCATCAGTTTCTGGCGCGACACGGTTCTACCCGACGCGGAGCTTATCGCTGACTCGCTAGGTCTGACGATCAACTACGATGATGTTGAAGCCCTTGCTGACGACGTGGGCGCGCAACGCAAGAGTGTGACAGACTTGTACCAAGCTGGTCTCGTCGATCGCGATGAGGCGCGCCAGATGCTCGGCCTCGACGCCGCTCGCGTTCGAGTTGACGATGAAACGCTGAGCATTTTGCACGAGCTCGACCAATGGCGCAGAAAGAGCGAAGCGAAGAAGGCGGTGCTGGCCGACTTTACTCCTCGCCAGTTGCCAGAGATGTGGGTGAAGGCGGTAAAGTCGCGCGCGGCTATCGGCCTGGCTCCGTTCTCTTTTTCGCGATTTGTGGAGGCCAAGGCGCGAAAGCAGGAGCCACAACTTGACCGTGAACGTGAGCTGCTCGCAACCGAAGTGCTTCGTCTGTTCAACAACGCCATCTCGCTCGACGATTTGCAATACGACGAGCAGGCGTTCGTGACTGGCGCGCGTGCGTTGATCGAGCGCGTTCTTCTCGATACTTCCGTGGATCAAGCGACGGCAGCGATGCTATCTTCGGCTGCATTTGCCGACATCGAGAGCGCGTATGACTTTGCATCGCGGTGGGCGCGTGAGTATGGCTTTGAATCAGCCGGCGCGATCAACGAGACAACTCGCAATAGACTAAGCGATGCATTTACGCGCGCGCGCACAGAGGGATGGGCCCGCGAACAGCTGGTCGAGCGCATAGCAAAGATATTTAGCCCAGCTCGCGCCGAGTCAATAGCGACGACCGAGCTGACTCGCGCGTATTCACAAGGTAGTGAGATCGCGCGCCAAATCTTAGCCGAGGCGGGCGTTGAACTAACCCACTTCTGGCGCACAGCAGTGGACGAGATGGTGTGCCCGATTTGTGCACCGCGTGATGGGCGGCAGCAAGGCGATGGCTGGAACGATCTGCCACCAGCTCATACTAATTGCCGGTGCTGGACGACGTTGGAACAACCAAAGAAGCGAGGAGTGAAACAGTGAAAATCTCTATCAAAACCAATCTCCCTCGTGTGTTCGCCGCCGGAGGGAATGTGGACATCACGCCAGCGTTGTTGCGCGTCGGCTACGCAGTGCGCGACAGGACGAATGTCTATCCACCCAAGACGAGAAGTGCGAAGATCAGGTGGGCAAGCGAGCGACAGAGACGATATGTGTTGTCGCATGTTCCGCTGCCATACATTCGCCGCGGCTATTTGGCTAAGATGTGGATGGTGACGCCAACGCCGCCTGCACAAGTCGTTGTGCGCAACACGGCACCTTACGCTGCGTTTGTCATTGGTCGCGCACAGCAGCCGTTCCACCTCGATCGAGGTTGGAAGCGGGTTGATGAAGAGACAGGGAAAGTTGCGCGCGACAAGGCAGTGATCAAAGATGTTGCTGCCATTCTTGAGCAGCAACTGAAGCAGAGGTAGCGAAATGAGGTTTACGCTTGTAAAAGATTTCCCCATCGTGGAGCGTGCGGAATGGGACGGTGACGCTGCGCGCGATCGTGTCTTCGCCTGGGCCGGCTATGAGACGAACGCCGACGAGGACGCGCGCGACGAGGCGCTAGACAAAGCTGCGCGGCTATTTCTCTTCAGGCGCGAAGAAAGCGCGACGCAATCTGACCTTGTAGCGCCATGCGGAGACATCGTAGATGGCGAGCCACATCTGGTATCGTCCGGTTTGCGCGCAGCATTGGCGGTCATTAACGGCGCGCGGGGCGGGATCGATGCGCCGAAAAACCTGCTCGAGCAGGCACGCGCTGTTCTGATAGAGTTGTTGGGAATGGAAGAGGAACGAAAGTCAATCAACGCTATCAAGGTCATCGACGCTGAGGGCGCGGTGTGTGTTGAGGGATACGCAGTCGTCTTCGGTGGGCGCGACCTCCATGGCGAGCACTTCACGAGGTCCACCGATTTTGGACGCGACTTACTGTGGATAGACAGGCCAGTGTTGTTGTATGATCATGGCCTACATCCCGAAATAGGCGTCAAATCAATTGGTCGAGTGACGGAGATGAGGACTGACGATATCGGGTTACTGATTCGCGCCGAGTTGGAACGCCACAATCAGTATCTAGAATTGGTGCGCGAGCTTGCGGCCCGAGGCGCGCTTGGTCTTAGCACCGGCGCACCCGGCCATCTCGTCAGTCGAAAAAGCAGCGGCGAGATAGAGCGCTGGCCGATCATCGAAGTGTCATTGACACCTACGCCTGCCGAGCCACGAACGCTTGGCGTAGAGTTTGTAGATGCGATCCGCGCAATTGCAAGTCGTGAGGTCGCGCCGGCGGAGGTTGTCACCTCTGCGCCGAGCGGGACGGACGAGCAAAAGCACATGGAGAGCAACGATTCCCTTATTGCGGAGGAACCCACCATGTATGTGACCGAAACAAAAAACACATTGCGCGACTTCATGAGCGCTGTCGCGCGAAAAGACGCAGATACGATCAAGGCGCTCGGCACAGGAACCGGACCGTCGGGCGGCTATCTTGTGCCTGAAACGTTGCTGCCCGACTTGTTGACCGCGGTGAGTGAGCAGTCCATCGTCGTTCCGCGCGCATTTACAACCGATGCGCCAGGCGTGGTGAAACAACCAGTTGTTGACCTGACAAAGGGTGGAGCTGGCGTATTCGCGTGGTATGGCGGGATCAAGTTCACCTGGGCGGGAGAGGGTAGTGCAATTGCCGAGACCGAGCCGGCGTTGAAGCAATACGCGCTTCGCGCACTCACCATGGCTGGCATCGTGCGCGTGAGTAACCGCTTGCTCGCGAGCACCACCTTCGATGCGCAGTTGCGCCGAATGTTGGCGGAAAGCGCCGCGAACTATCTCGACTACTACTTCATTCGCGGCAACGGTGCGGGCGAACCACTCGGCGTGCTCAACGCACAAGCGTTGGTGAGCGTAGCTCGCGACACAGCTAACCAGTTCAAGCCAACTGACGCGGCGAAGATGCTTGAGCGACTGATGCCTGGCTCGCTTGGGCGCGCGGTGTGGCTGATCCATCCGACCGTGCTGCCGCAGCTTACGCAATTCAGCGTGGGCAACACGCCTGTATGGCAGCCAAATTGGCAGCAGGGTATCGCTGGAACGCTGATGGGTATCCCAGTCGTCATCAGCGAGAAAGTCAACGCGCTAGGCGCAGCGGGTGATGTGTTACTTGCTGACTTCGCGATGTATGCAGTACAACTTGTGCGCGACATCGAGATCGCGGCAAGCGCAGATGCATACTTCGAATACGATCAGACAGCGTATCGCTTGACAGTCTACGCAGATGGCACGCCGCGGGTCGTCGACAAAGCCAAATACATCAACACCAATGTTGAAGTGTCGCCGTTCGTGCGGCTACAGTAACGGAGGCAACACACCATGAAACCTACCGACTTCATTAACTTGGCTGCCCGCCTGCCCGCGCAGGCGATCACCAGCGCGACAAACACGCCGAGTGTTGATTTGCAGTTGCTTCGCGGCGTGGCGGCGATCTGCGTCGTGGGCGCCGCATCCACGCCACCGTCGTTCACAATCCAGTCAAGCCCGGACAACAGCACCTTCACCAACATCACAGGCAAGGCGATCGCAAGCATCGCCGCGAACAGCGAGGGCGTGATCAACGTTCGAGACGAGGAGTTACCGGATGGGCATCGCTGGATTCGCGCGGTCGTTAACGGGACTTGCACAGTCGCCGTCGCTTTCATCGGCACAGTAGCGCGCAGTGATCCGCCCGCGCCCTTGGCCAGCACTACAGTCGTTGACTGATGAGCTACGCAACACTTGGTCAGCTCAAGGAATATCTGGGCATCACCGGAGCGACGGAAGATGCGCTGCTGACGCGGCTACTGGATGCCGCGTCAGCAGCCATCGACGCTCGCTGCGGACGGCGATTCGTCGCGACAACAGCAACAAAGCTACTAACGCGCGAAAGAATCGTTGGCGATGCGTTCTTGCTGCCGGACGACTTGCTGACTTTGACGAGTGTCGTAACCGATGAGGGCGATACGTTGCTGCCGGCACACTTCGTGTCATTCAGTGCGCCAACCAGAACTCTGCGCGCTCGTCACGATGCCCCGGCGTGGGGCGTCAAATACACAGCAACCGTTACAGGAGTTTGGGGATATTCCTCGACAGTGACGCACGACATCGTGCAAGCGTGCGTGCGTCTGGTTGGCTGGATGTATCGCAGCAAGGATGCTCAGGTATTTGACGTGACTGGCCAGGTGACAGTGAACGCCACGGCGGTGTCGTCTCGACTGCCTACCGATGTCGTTCAGTTGCTTACACCATACGTTGCCCTGGAGGCGTCTGTATGGTGAATGCCATCAACGCCATTGCCTCGGTTGTCGCTGCAACTCCGGGCATTCAGTCGCACTCGCGCGGCGTGCCAATGGCTGTGCAGACACCGGCGCTGCCATCGGCACACGTCACGCCGGTATCGGAGACGCGACGCCAGCATGCACAGGGGATGCAGCGGGCAGAGACGGTGGTTCGCATCAGAGTCGTCCACTCGCCGGTCGCACGCGGGTTGACAGTATCTCAGCAGCAAGCTCTGTATACGCTCGCAGACGCTGTGATGCAGCAAATCATGAACGACATCACACTAGGTGGGCAAGTAGACCACGTGAGCGACGTTGCGTCAGACGAACCCGGCATCTTTACCCTGGCGGGAACTGACTATCTTAGCGTCAACATACTCGCAAGAGTAGTTGACAAATTCTGACGGAGGAACTAATGCCAGCAACTCACATGCGCAGAGTCCAGCTTGGACAGCAGAGCGCATTCACTACACCGGTCACTGCAACTTCACTGTTGCGCGGCGTAACCGACGGAAGCGTGCAAATACAGCACTCGGACTCTGTTGTGCAGGAACTCGGTCGCAATGTCAGCACGCTACCCGTCATATCTCAGCGCTACGGCGAGGGCGAAATAGAGCTTGCGACAACGTATGAGGACATCCTCTATGCGTTGTTCGGTCTTTTTGGGCCGGTTGCCCCCAGCGGCAACCCGCCCGCGAGAGTTTTTAACGGCCCGGTTAGCAGCTTCGCGGCGCCGCAGATCTATACCGTTGAATACGGAACGTCGGGCGCGGAATATCGCATGGTCGGCGCGATCATTCGCGACTGGACGCTGAGATACGAAGCAAATGCCAACGTGACCGAGACGTGGGGACTAATCGGTCGCAATGTGCAGGCGAACGGAATGGCTTCGCCGACGTTAAGAACAGTGCATCCAGTCCTCTCTCGTCACGCCACCTTCTACGTTGACGCTCTTGGCACGCCGCATGGCACGACCGCCATCGCCGGGACAGCGATAAGCTTTGAAATGACGATCGAAACCAATCGTCATCTCAAGATGTTTGAGGACAGCAACCCACTAGGGTGGGGGGAGGGGCGTTGGAACGCAACGATGACGATTGTGGCCGAGTTCAACGCGATCGCGAAGGCGTGGGTGGACGCTCTGATAAACTCGAACGTGGCGCGCAATATCCGCGCCGAGTTCATCGAGACTGCCAACACAAGAGAAATACAAATCGACTTCGTCGGCATGCTAACCAACGCTGTCGAGTTGTTCTCCGATCGCGACGGAAATATGACAGTTGAGCTTGAGTTTTCTGCAATTGTTGGCGCGCCGCTGAGCAACTGGTTTTCGGCCAGGGTTGTTAACGGCGTGGCTACGTTGCCGTAGTGGGAGGTCAAAAAAATGGAAGAGAAAGACGAATTAATCATTGAGGGCGTCAAAATCGCACCATTTGACAAAACTGCGCGCGGGTCATTCAAGGAGGTTCGCCGGGCGACGGCGATTCTCAAGACCGGAGATGTTAACGAGCTCTACTCGTTGCTGTTCGAGATACTGACCACATCCGGCGCAAGTGTAGATGTCGCCGCAATCGCGCTTGACTCGCTCAGCGTGGCAGATGTCGAGAAAATCCTAACCGCGCGATACGCGGTAAAAGTCCCCCCTTTGGAAATTCGCCCGACGACGACTGGGTGAAGCTTGTATTGATCCTTGCCGAGCGGTGGGGCGTGCCACCCTGGGCGATCGAGGAGGAGGCCTCGTTTGAGTGGATTGAGCGAGCCGCGCGCTTTGAATCATGGCGTGCAAAAGAGACGCAGCGCGTACTGAAGAGGCGTCATGGCTGATGGACAAATCGAAATCGTAATCACCGGCGAGTCTCGCGGGCTGCAATCAGCAATCGGCAATGCCGGTGAGGCGCTGATGGGCTTGAAAGGCATCGCGGCTGGCGCAATGGGCATCGTTGCTGGCGCTGTTGGTGTCGGTGTCGCGGCTGTCACCGGCCTTGGCGTCGCAGCGATGAAGTCGGCAGCCGAGCTTGATGAGGCTTACGACCTCATCGCTATCAGCACTGGCGCTGTCGGCGACACATTGCGTGCGCTACAGGATGACTTCAAAGCTGTTTTTGCAACCGGCCCCGATCAGGCGCAAGACGTTTCAACAGCGATCGGCGAGCTGAATACGCGATTGGGTTTAACCGGCAAGCCGCTCCAGGATTTGTCGCGAAACCTGCTCGATGTGAGTCGTCTCCTCGGCGGCGATGTGGCGCAAAACACACGATTGTTCTCACGAGCGATCGGCGACTGGGGCGTCCCGGTCAACGAGGCCAGTGGTCTGCTCGACAAACTGTTCGTCGCCGGCCAGCAGACCGGAATATCTTTCGATCGACTAAATGCGCTGCTCGTTCAATTCGGCGCACCGCTTCGCTTGATGAATTTCTCACTCGACGAGTCTATCGCGCTCTTAGCGAAGTGGGAAAAGGAAGGCGTTAATACCGAGCTGGTGATTGGCAGTCTGCGAATAGCCGCGGGCAACTTTGCCGAGCAGCAAATACCGCTTCGACAAGGTTTAGAGAGCACTATTAGCGCGATACAGTCAGCGCGAAGCGAAAGTGATGCACTGAGCATCGCGATGCAGGTGTTCGGCGCGCGCGCTGGGCCAGACATGGCCGCCGCAATCAGAGAAGGACGATTCAGCATCGATGGGCTTGTCGAATCGCTAAGCGAAGCCGACGGTGCGGTCGCTTCAACCGTCGGCCAAACAGCAGGGCTTGAAGAATCTCTGTCTACTGTAGGCAACAAACTCAAGATCGCGTTCGCGGTGTTTGGGGACGAAATACGCGCCAGGCTTGAGCCATTGCTTGTGAAACTCGTCCCCATCATCTCGGCGGTCATAGATGAAGCGATTAAGTTCGCGCCGCGGTTCGGCGAAGCAATCGACGCAGTAGCCGGTTTTCTTGCACACGTTGGCGGCGAGGTGGGCAAGTTTATTCCGCAAATTGTCGCCGCTGGTGACACCGTGGGAACGATGGTTTCGCAGCTGATAGATGAGTTTGGTCCGGCTTTTTCTGACCTTGCATCTGCGCTATTCGAATTTGCTAGCGTTGTGATCCCCGGCGCGATTAGCGCGATGAAGAAATACTTTGAGCTACTTCGACCGGGCGTCGAGATTGTGACGCAAGTTGTTGGGTCCTTCATTCGGGCAATCGGCGACTTGGTCAAAGCAGCAGTGGGCGCGTTGGCTGAGTTGATCCGAGCGGTGACAGCACTTGCGCGCGGCGATTTTGCTGACTTTGGCGCGCACATCGTTAACGCAGCGCGCCACATTGTGGACGGCGTCACGTCGGCTTTTGAATCCATGATCCAAGGCGTGGCAAACGCCTTTGGGCGCACCGGCCAACAGGTGCTCGATCACCTCCGGTGGCTCAATGACCAGATCAAAGCGGTAATGACGGGCACGTGGATGATCAGGTCACCAAGCCAAGTTTTCTCCGAATACGGCGAGATGATGCTTGCTGGTCTCGTGGCTGGAATGCAGCGCGCGCAGCCGGTAGCCGAGGAGGCCATCGGAAAAACAGCACGAAGTGTGTCAAACACATTCATTCTAAATTTGGCCTCTGTGCCGGGGCGCAACGTTGAGGAAGAGTTCGCGTTCATGCAACGATATGGTTGGGCGTGATGGAGATCAGATTGGTTCGATCCAGCGCGGAACTCACGCGCCTCGACTATCGCGAGGTGGCGGGGCAGTGGAACTGGATACTTACAGATTACGACGGTGACACGATGACCGATGCCAGCGTGGACTTGCGCGATGGCATAGGCGGGCGTCAAGTTTTCATGGGGGCTATCCCGAAGACGCGGCGAATCGTCATCACGCTCAGCGTTCAGGGGACATCGCACACCAACTTGCATCTCGCGATCCGAGAACTGGAGAGCCATTTGCGATGGCGCGACAACACGCTAGAGCTGCAAGCACGGCGCGACTCATCGCAGGCATGGGCTTCGATCCCTGTGATACTTGAGCAGCTATCCATATCGCCTGAACGGGAGACCTTCTACGCGCGTGCGACAATGCGTTTTGTTGCCACGCGCCAATACTGGGCGCGAGATATCACGACGACGGTGGCCAGTAACTATGGCGAGTTGTTCACGGCAATCTTGCTGGACTTGAACAACATGAATCAGGTCATCGTCACGGGCCTCGATCAGCCAATTTTCGAGATAGATTTCCGCGAAGCATCTTCGGAATGGATTCTTTTCGGAGCAAGCAAAATATGGCGCGTCGGCTTGGGCTCCGGCCCAGCCACGCTGATGGAAAACATCTCCGGGGCCAGTATTTGCAGAGGGTGCGTCGCCGACGACGGCTCGATTCTCGTAGCCGTCAGCGGAACCGCTAACCGTGTCGTTCGCGTGGCGTATCCATCTGGGCAGACGACGCTAGGCACCTGCGACGCTGCAGTCAATCGCATCCGAAAAATCATCGGCCAAGACCTATACACTGTCGTTGGACGATTTTCGACCTACGGCAGCACCACAGGCCTTGCCGGCATGGTCGTCATCAACTCCGCCGGCGCAGTGGCAAACACATACTCGCCGTATTCCAGTGCGCTGATCGGCCCATCCGCTGGAGAGATCAAAGACGTGTATCGTGTCGCCGAGGGCATAGGGGTTGCCGTTGCGTCGCAGGCATCACCGCCGAGGTCGTATGTCACCCCATGGAGCTCAGGGGGAAGCGCGTATCAGATACTAGAGAGCGGGAATAGCACATTCTGGCCGACGTGCATTGATCAACAAAGCCCGATTGACGCATTGAACATCACTGCCGAAGGCAACGTGCACATCAATCGATACTTCGGCTGCGTCAGCGTCCTGCGCGATCTATCTATGCTTGTCCCTGGCCCGTATCCGGCGCAGAGATGCGATTCGGTCAACGGCGATGTCGCCGTCGAATCGGTCACGCCAGGGAACATCAGGAGAAAGATTTTTAGATTGCGCGATGGATGCGCATTCCCAATCGGCGTCACCAATCAATCGCTATACGCCGTTCGACGACGATCAAACCTTGTGATGATTGGCGCGGTCGGCACTGACTTCTACCTACGACCGCTCGTGCTGGATACAAGCGTTGTCTCCAACACCGGCCCGCTCGTAGAGGTGATACCACGATTCAATGTGTCAGGCTTTGAATGCTACGGCTTTTCGTCGCTGTTGCATCCGCCTCTGGAAGCCGAAATACTAGACCCTGGCGTGCCAATCACCAGCTATGAGCCGAAATATGGGGCACATGCGGTGTTGCCCGGCACCAGTTTTTCGCTGAACACCTTCTTGGGCACGGGCGCATCACCGCGCTATTACTTCCCGGTGTCCGGGCCAGTCAGCGGTTTGCAGGTGACGTGGCGGGGGTACTACCATGATTGGAGATAGCGTTTACGCTACCCTCTGCAACATGACTTTGCCATCCGTGAAGCGTGCAGGATTGGTCGTCCTGTCCGGCTTTTTCGAGCGCAAGGCTTTTGGCGAGATTGCGACATGTGAGTTGGAGGCGCAGCCTGTGATCAAGGATGCCGCGATTGCGCTCAATGGCGCGATGGACATTGTCATGATCGGATCGGGCACGATGTATGAGTACTACATCATCACCAAGCTAGAGCGCGAGTATCGCGACCGATGGAAGATCACCGGAGAGTCATTGGCGCGCGTGCTGTGGGGCTACTACCCGGATTGGTATGCCGGCACCAGTGATGCGCGATGGAACGGCGATGCGGCCCAGGGCGTGGCAACCGTGCTTCGCCCAACCGAATTTCGACCGACACACTTCTCCATATTGCCTATCGGGTATTACATCATGACTCCATCTGACACCCTACCAACGACCACGGTAAACGTGCCGCACGCCTGGGCGTCGCGTGTCGAGGCTGCGCAGCAGATCACGCGCGAAGCGCATATCAGAGGCTCGCCGTTGGTATGGTGGCTGCGCAGCGGCGCGTATGTCGTTCCTTCGTCCAGCGGCGCCACGTGGCAAATACCCTGCTTGTATTTGGTGTTTGCACACTCGCGCAATAGGCGCACGAGCACAGGCGGGATCAACTACAGCATCCACCTATACGATCGATCTGATCCTACGGTAGGCGTTGGGCTTGGATACGGAATCGGTGTAGACAGACAGGTCGTCAGGCATTTGTCGTTTTTCGGGCGCAACTCGATATGGAGCTACCATGAAGGCAGAGTGGATGGACGAGCGATGGGGGCGGAGGAATCTGCAAAAGCAGCAGCGAGCAGAGGGCGCCCAAAAGAGGCAGGCGGGCGGGATGCAGGATGGGGAGCTGGCGGAAGAGCCGCGCCACGGATCGGCGATCAAGTTGCCATCACTGCCGGTGAGCACCAGCGGTATGTCGGCATGGCCTGGGTAGTGGGCGAAAAATACCAGGTAACCGGCGGCGTTATTAGTGACTGCTCATTTGGAGTAATGGCCCTATGATCACGACAGAAGACTTGATCAGGGCGGACTACTATCGCCCTGCTACCATCTTTTGCGCGGAATACACCGCGATCAGTGTCCCTGCGCTTACGTCTGCTGATCTTCCCTTTACCCTGTATAGCGAAGAATACGGCTCCATCTTCGAGCCCGCGCCGGGCGGATTAGTTAGGATAAAGCAGCGGGGATTGATAGGGTATTCGCTCCGTGTCGAGATGCAGGTGGCAGTAGCAGGATACGCCCGCTACAACTTGTTTTCGTCATCCAGCGAATTGCCGCTAATGGCATTTTCCTTTCCGGCTATCGTTAATCTGCTCCATCAGTCGGGCGGCATTGCGCTGATGTCCGCGCCAGGGGGTGTGGTGGACTACTCGTTGCGGTTCACCAACTTTTCTTCAGCCGTGGCGACGGTATTCTCTGCGGAACTCAGGATGGCATATCTCGGGCAACCAGACGTATAGTAAGCATGCCGTTGGAACAACAAGTCGCGGCTTGACAGCGCGGGTGGCGGAACTGGAGCGCGCTTGCACAAGGACAGCCACAACAGCCACGCATCAGACGGTGCACAAGACCTGCCCGGTGTGCCAGACCGTGACGGCGGGTGAGATTCCGCAGGAGGTAACTCGGCCGGTGCAATACGGCCTGCGGGCGAACTCCCTGTCTTTTATCTGGGATCAACGACGAATGTGAATGAAAGAACAGCCACAAACGCAGCTGCTGATGCAATCACGGCCATCAGGGGAACATCACTGCTAAGTGAAAACAAGACTACCAGGGCCACGGCGTTAGCCAGCAAAGCCAGAGAAGCCATCAGTCGCCATACCTGAGGATTTTGCAAGCGCGGATTGAATCGCGCCAGGTATGCATCCATATCGCGTAGCGCGCGATTACGCAGCGCGATGGAGGCCGCGACCAATTCGCCCTCACTGGCCCTTCTCGGATTCATCGCTGAAGTGCAAAAGTCGTGCTCTTGACCGTAGAGCACGTTTTGGGGCGTCCTCACAAGCAAAATTCGCTCGGCGCCAGCTTCCTCGACGCCGATAACAACGCCGATACGGTCATCATATCGGCCAAAACGAACGACATCACCTATTTTGCAATCCATAATCTTTCGAGATCAGAATAGCGCAGGCACGCATTGTATTGCGCGCCGCGCACACTTTGCCATACCCACAATGACATGCACACTCCCCCAGGGCCACGGGTTGCGTATACGTCAAACCTCAGCCTATCGGGGCAATCCATTGCCAGTAGCTCTGCCGACGCACACTCACCACCCGCATGCGGTAATCGAAATGCAACGTGATAGTAGTGGCTGTGCATC